GTGTTCGCCGATGAACTAGCACTTAACATTCTGAAAGCAGCATTGGATTCAGGTAAGACTCGCAAGATTTGCTGGAATAGTGACAGTCGGTTGCTACGTGAAGAAGGTATCCCAAATCAATTCAATTTCAATGGCAGTGCTATCTTTATCACTAACTTGAAATTTGAAAATGTGAAAAGCAAGAAATTGCAGGATCACTTAGAGGCATTGCAAAGTCGTTGTCACTTTTTGGACCTCACTATCAATAGTGAGCGTGACAAAATGTTGCGTATCAAGCAGGTCCATCGTGATGCTGAAGGTGGGTTGTTTGTTGATTACAACTTTGAAGAAACTCAATCTACTGAAATTCTTGAATTCATGTGGGAAAATCACGGCAAACTGCGTGAACTAAGTTTGCGTATGTGCTTGAAGATTGCCGATCTAGTTAAGATCAGCCCAACAAACTGGAAAAATCTTGCACGTACAACTTGCATGAAAAATGCGTAAGTTACTTTAGTTTTTACAGGGGAACTTAGGTTCCCCTTTTTTGCCATTATAGTTGACAATGACAAGTGTCCTGTTATATACTAATTACATAGGAATCAAATATGAAAACAACTAATCTTGCCTCATATAATATATATGAATTTGAATGTGATGATGAATTGACAAATAAAATTTTAGCTGACATACAGCAGCAACAAATAATTTGGTTACCAAGCGCAATCAAGGATTCCAATTTACTTGGTTATTTGGGTTCAAAAGAATCACCTGTTCCCTATTACCATGCGGAATTGTTTAACTGGTTTGATGATTGTTTAAACATTGTATCCAATGATCAATTTAATAATATTAAGTTAACAATTTGCGATTCCTGGTTAACAAAATCTAAATTAGGACAACAAGCAGACTGGCACATTCATACTAAATCTATATATAGCGGATTGTTTTATCTTACTACGCATAATACGGCTGACACCTTGTTTGAATACAATAAGACCCCAATAAAAAATATATTAGGTAATGCCGGTGATGACTTAATAACTTTAAAAACGTTTGTGTCTAGCCCAAAAAAAAATAAACTTATATTTTTTCCTTCTGATTTGAAGCATAGTGTTAGGATAAACAAAGATATTAGACAAACTAGGCACACACTTTCATTCAATACATATTATGACGGTGTTATCTCAAATACTAATACTAGCTTCCTAGACATAAAAGTAAATAGTGTACAAGATAGATACAAATCCTACATAAATAAGAAAAACAATGAAACAATGTAAAATAATCGTCAGAGATGAAGTCAATGTAAAAATTGAAGGGCTTGAACTAACCGAACGTAAAGCACTGGTTAAGATGTTTGAATACGATGTGCCTGGCGCAAGGTATCTTCCTGCAGTACGCCTTGGTAGATGGAATGGTAAGGTAAGTTTCTTTAGTCTCGGTGGCAGTAGCTATGTTAATCTACTACCCGAAATACTACCCTTCATTGATAGCCGAGACTATGATATTGAACTAGAGGACCTTCGTACATACAGTACAACATTTAATTTTGCCGAAGTGTCCGAGGATACGTTTAAACATAAAAACTGGCCCGTAGGTCATCCAATTGCAGGACAACCTGTTGTATTGCGTGACTATCAAATATCAATCATTAATGAGTTTTTAAAGAACCCGCAATCACTACAAGAGATTGCTACAGGTGCAGGCAAGACATTAATCACAGCAGCATTAAGTTGGTCTATTGAAAGTTACGGACGCAGTATTGTTATCGTCCCGAACAAAAGTCTTGTAACACAAACAGAAGCAGATTACATTAATCTAGGTTTAGATGTTGGTGTATACTTTGGTGATAGAAAAGAATACAACAAGACACATACAATCTGCACTTGGCAAAGTCTTAACAACATGCTTAAGAAAACAAAAGCAGGTGAGGCAGAAGTTGAGATTGGTGATTTCTTAGAAGGTGTTGTTTGTGTCATGGTTGACGAGGTTCACATGGCCAAAGCAGACGCATTAAAAGAATTGCTCACTGGTGTAATGAGTAACATTCCAATACGCTGGGGATTGACTGGTACTATTCCTAAAGAAAAGTTTGCAAGTCAAGCTATCTTTATTAGTCTCGGTAATGTCATTAACAAACTATCTGCTAGTGAATTACAAGACAGGGGTGTATTATCACAATGCCACGTTAACATTGTGCAACTACAAGACGGTGTTGAGTTTAGTAACTATCAGAGTGAGTTAAAATACTTACTTGAAGATGGTAAACGACTAGATAAGATTACTCAATTAGTAGATACAATTAAAAACAGTGGTAACACATTAATACTTGTTGATAGAGTAGCAGCCGGTAAAGAACTACACAACAGATTGGCTGAGCGATTGCGTGACTTCAAAACAGAATATGATGTTGTATTCGTATCAGGTAATACTGGTATGGATGAACGCAAAGAACAATATGACGAGGTTGCAACAGCAACTAACAAAATCATTATTGCTACGTATGGTGTAGCTGCGGTAGGTATTAACATTCCCCGAATCTTTAATCTTGTTCTTATTGAACCGGGTAAGAGTTTTGTTCGGGTAATACAAAGTATTGGTCGTGGTATTCGTAAAGCAGAGGACAAAAACTTTGTTCAGATTTGGGATATCACAAGTAATTGTAAGTTTGCAAAACGTCACCTTACACAAAGAAAAGCATTCTACAAAGAAGCTGCATACCCGTTTGACGTAGAAAAACTAACATATAAGTGATATAATAACAACATGCGAATATTAACATTGGATAACGAATACTATAACTTAGAGACATTGCCAGAGGAGATAGATGATTTACGATTTGCAATACTAGATAATAGTAACCCAAGTAATGTAGATTATCATTATATACCATTAATCTTTTTAGAAAGTTTTAATGCACCTGCGCTTGTACTGAGAATTGGTAAGCATACAATTAAGATGCCAGTAGATTGGCAGATATTGATTGGTGAAAAAGAGCATGGTGATTTAGAAACATTGCCCTTAACAAGTATCAATGACAGAGGGTTTAATGCGTTTGAATTTAATCCATTAACAAGTTTTAGTCCTACCTTCTTGCCTATTGAGATTGTAGATATCTACCACGATGTAACATGGTATGCTCCACGATTGAAGAACGGACAGTTTCTATGTGTGCCAATTGAAGATGGTCCTAAACCCGCATGTATATATTTTGTAAAAGAGATTAGTCGTAATTGTGAGATAATAGATTATAGTCAGGCATTCTAATGGCAACAAGAAAAGCAATAGTTCCAGTTGATGAGAAATTTGACAAACAAGATTTAGACTTGTTTGAGGTACTTGCCGCATTAGATAAGAAGGATTATGATTTCTTTGATAGACTAAGTCCTGAACAGCAAAAGAAGTTTGTGCCATTCACAATGATACAATGGCTAAGTGCTATTAAAGGCAGTGAAGGATTAAGTCGTTACTATGTAATGAGTACGGCTGAGTATGCAAACAAGTATCTATTCAATGAGAACATACAGAAGCATCCTAAACTACAATGGTTGATGATGTGTGCTAGTAGCCCGGGAGTTGGTAAACAATTTCATCAATGGATACCTAACATCAGTCCTAAAGTAAGTAAGTTACAAACAGCAGCTAAACTAAAAGATATCAAAGAGTATTACAAGAAGATATATCCTAGAGCGGATAGTGATGACATTGACGCAGTGAGCGAAGCGTTTGTAGATGGACAGAAGCGCAAACTTAAATTAGCAGAATTGTTTCCTAACATGAAACTAACAGACATTGAGACATTAAATGAAACTATTACTGAAGAACAACTTAAGCAATATGAAAGAGACCTCGGTAATTAAAACAGCAAAGTATGGCTGTGATTTTTGCAAGAGAGAGTTTTTGCGTGAATCAACCACGCTTAGTCATGTATGTGAACCAAAACGTAGATGGTTAGATAAAGATAATCACGGCAATAGAATTGGGTTTCAATGTTGGTTAGAGTTTTATAAAAAGAATACGTCAAAAAGAAAGAATCTTAAACAAGAAGATTTTATTAAGAACCCATACTACATTGCGTTTGTTAAGTTTGGTAATTATTGTGTCAATATCAATGCTATCAATATACCAAGATTTACTGATTGGTTGTTAAAGAATCAAGTTAAGATTGACAATTGGTGCAGCGATAGCACCTATACTAAATATCTAATTGAGTTTTTGCGGCATGAAGATGCATTCGATGCCATTCATCGTAGTATTGAGTATTGTATGGAGATGGCAGTTGACGCTAATATACAGCCACATGACATGTTAAGATATGGGAATGCGAATAAGATTTGTTATGCGATAACAACGGGTAAGATTAGTCCATGGTTGTTGTATCAAAGTGACAGTGGCACCCGTTTCTTAGATACATTAAATGAAGGTCATGTTAAAATGATCATTGATTATATAAACCCGGAGCAGTGGGCAATAAAGTTTAAACGTGATGCTGAACACACTAAAAAAATCAACGATACTCTTAAAGAAGCCGGGTACTAAGGTTCGTATCCCATGGATGAAGGGTGATACAATTAGTGATTGGGATGAAACTTGTATTTGGGCAATGGATCAGTTTGGTTTACCGGGTAACAAGTTTTATACACACATGACAGAAGATTATATGGATTTTATATTTGAAGATGAGCGTGATGCGATACATTTTAGTTTAAGATGGTTATGAGAAGATGGGAAGATATACGACCGGGTTGGCATGAACGTGTTATTAAACTAGATGAAAATCGCCGGCAACTGCATCGTATTGAAGTAATAGATTGGTTATGTAATAAAATTGAAAATTATGAAAGGCACACATTGTGCACCTGGGATGAATTTGAAGTAAGAATAAAATTTAGATATGAACGAGACTACATTTTTTGTAGTTTAAGATGGTAACAAAAACAAAACAAGTGACTTACAAATATGTAGCCAGACTCTGGGGCGCAGACTATGCCGCCCTGTTAATTTGGCTACAGAAAAATATAGGCAAATTAGTTGCCGCTAAGCCTATTGTTGCCTGGGAAGGACAAGGTTGGTATATGACATTAGTACAAGGTAACCACGGTGACCCTTATTGTGATATACATTTTATAATGAAAAAACATTTAAAACTTTTGGAAAAAGACTGGGTTGAATGACCGCTACTGTTAAAGTTTATGGAAAACAATGGGCACCAATGATACATTGGTTACAAGAAAACATTGGTCCACTATTACATTGCCAACCAATAATCTTTTGGCATGGTAAAGGCTGGCATATGAAAATGGGACGAGATGTAGCACCACGCGGCGCTATAGGTAATA